CGGGTCGGAGGCAGTCGGGCTTTTGCCCGTGCTGTTGAAGGCCTTGCTTGACGGGTATCAGACCTACAGGGTCGGCCACGTAGAGTTGATCATTGCGACGGTGTTGAAGCCCGATCGTGAGATACTCCGTGGCATCTTTGAGCTCGCCATCCGCGCCCGAGGTGTTGAGAATACGCTTGTGTGCGTCCACCACAGTGACGACTTACTTGTGTCGGGCAACTGTGGAGGTGTCGCACACACGGTGAACATCGATATTTCCTCGTGTGACACGTCGAATCGTGGTGTCATGTTTTCGTGGCTACATGCGTTCGCCGCGCGGCTATCTGAGCCCGCGGCGGATGCACTAGTGGCGCAGTGCAAGTTGGCTCCTGTTGCCACCAATCCAGCAAACCCAAGTGAGCGGTTTACCGTTCACCCGGGTGGTGCGGATCAGGTGTTTCAGTCGAGCGGCTGGGTAGGCACTACCGTGGTCAACACGCTTGCCACGTTGTCTTTGGCTTTTGCTATGGCAGCGTCGCTGAATGCTGAGGTTGACAATCGGCGGAGTTTCCCAGCCCGCGAGTCAGATCGCGATGCACTGTTAACCCGTGCGTGTAAGGAGATTGGGTACGTAGTGACTACGAAGTCGTGTTACGAAGGTGCCGAGTTTATCCCGGAGCGTATGGAGTTCTTGAAACATGCGTTTGACCCACTCACCGGTTCTGTCTTTCTGTGTTACGGTGCAATTTTCCGCAATTTTGGTGGTTACCAGGGGGTTCCCTCGGGTCGATCACTTGGTTTAACTGAGGAGGCGTTTTTGATGGCGTCACCTGCGGAGAAGATGCATCGCCACTTGTCTGGGGTGGTGAATGGGCTTGTCCATGAACCCCCGAGCGTGGTGATGGATGCGTTGCGACAGCGGTTTAACGACACCGCTGCACCCGTGCCCGAAGTCGGGTATAGCCGTCGGCTGCTTGACCCTACGTGGTGGGAGTTAGAGCCGGTGGTGGGGGTGCCAACCGAACGAGGGACTGAAGTCTTTCCCTTGCCGAAAGGCCCGCAAGTGTGTGGTTCGGTGGACACAGCGCTGTGCCGTCGATACGGTATCGACAGGGATCAGCTAGCCAGTGTAAATCAGCTGGTTATGGGGATTACAGTCGGGCAGACCTTACGGAGCTACGCGGTCGGGCAGTTTTATCTGCACGACTACGGGCTCCCGAACGGCACGCCAGACGCATCTCACATGCCGACTGAAACTGCCAACACTGGTGTCGTTGCTGACAGCTTCTGGAGGCTAGCCAAGGGCCCGCCCGATGTGGTGGGCACGCACGGTTTGATGCCGTGATTGGTTAGCCGCCGGCAGATCATCCGGGCCACTGAAGTCTTTGGCCAACTGCGCAAGTGCGTGGGGCTGGTGGGCTAGTGCTTGCAAGTGTGAGCTGTACCCACAACAGCTGTCATTAGTCACGGG